AAGCACCTGTACCACCATTTGCGATTGATACTGGTGTTGATAGTGAGAATGTGTTACCTGTTAGAGTTAAACCTGTACCAGCTGTGTATGTGCCTGAACCAGTAAACTGTGCCCATGTAATATTTGATGTGCCAATTGTAAGTGGACCAGGAGTTGTTTGTGTCCAACCTGTATTTTCGTTTACTGTTCCTTCATCAACATAAACAGCAGCACCAAATAATTGTTGGCCTGTGTCTGTGTCTGTTGAACGAGTCAAAACCCAGTTTGATGATACAGAACCAGTTGCTGTTACTACGTAGATACCATTTTGTGTTTGGTTAGCTTGATTCTTGACAAGAATGCGATCACCAGGAGCAACTGTGTATCCATCAATGACTAGTGGTACTTGTGTACCTGCATTTGTTAATGTAGCACCAACGCCTGCTGCGCCGTTATTATATGTTACTGAACCAAGATCGGCTGTAGTTGCTGCTGCAACTGCTTCTTTCCATGATAAACCTTGAAGCTGACTTTGAACGTAGTTGACGTTTACAGCATCTGTGCCTGCTGGAGTTCCGGACATTCCCAAATCATTAATCTGAAATCCACCCATGTTGATGGCGCCAGTCATTGTACCGCCAGATAGTGGCAAGTAATATGTTCCAAGAGCGCTTACGATATCTGCTTGAGTTACTGGTGTGTAATCTACAACACGACCATAGGCATCTGTTGTAAACTTATCGAACGAACCGGATGCACCAGGTGTAACTGTTGCTAAGTCAATCGTTGGATTACCACCAACACCATTACCATTTGCAACTGTAATGTTTCCTGCGGTGCCAACGATTGTGACACCTGTAATTGTTCCAGCGTTATTAACAATGATACCATTTGAAGCTAAGTTGCCCAAGCTGTCAAGTGTTGAAGATAATGTAAGAGCAAATGTACCAGTTGAAGTGATCGTAGCTGTGCTACCACCGTTAACTTCTAATGCTGGAGAGTCGGTCGTGACTGTAATCGATGTTACGGTTCCACCACCTGATGAAAGCTGTACCCAGGATGGAATTAAATCATCATAAAATTCAAGATATCCAAGATTATTATAACGCAACATGCCACCAACTGCTGGTGAAGGTTGCTGACCAGTTGTACCACGTGGAAGTGCTAAGGCACCATTACCAATGATAAACAGAATATTTGTTTGTGTACCAAGTGGTGGTGCAATTGTTGTATCAATTGTTTGAATACCATCAAATATCGTACCCGTGTCAAAATTAAAATCCATGGCTTTCCCCTAAAGATTAGTCGGTTCTAGTATTTATAAAGGTATGGGGAATACAATTCTTAATTCGTGATTTCAACAGTTTCAACAAGAGCAAGCCAGCGAATTGTTTTTCCAGCCTGACCAGTAGCAGTTATAGTAAATCCACCATTTACGGTATCAGCATATACGTTTGCATCCCAAGGGGTATTGCTTTCCGCAAGTATAGTCTTTGACATCCTTCCTAAAATTGCTGTCGAACCAACTCCATTATCACGATAGATCACACCTTTAAATTCATAACCAGCATGTCCATCATTGATATCGGTTCGATGCCCAGTAATTGTTATTCTGAACGACCATGTAGAATTATCTGGCATTGTTAACGTAACGCTACCACCTGTTCCGTCGACAAAAAGTGTTGCTGGAATGTTGTTAATTGTTATTGTTCGCAACAAATAACGTCCAGCCTGAGCATCACCACTGCTGGCAAAACGTCCATTTGCTTCGACAATGCTACCTTGAATTCTTGCAACAGATTGAGGACCAATTGCCAATGAGTCTTGTGCTTGCGCACTTGAGGCAGATAACAATGCGATTGAATTTACCCCTGTTGCTGAAGGAGGGGATGGTGAGACTGGATTTTCTGCATATAATTGAAGGGAACTTCCACCACCAGTTGCATTAATTGTAACAATACCTGTTCCACCAATAGGAGAAATAGTTACATTTGTTCCAGCGATAATTTGCGAAACGCCACCAGAACTTGAACCACTTGCTGCAGCAGTAATACGTCCATACGCATCAACTGTTAGATTTGTGTTTGTATACGAACCAGCTGTAACGCCTGTTGTTGGAAGATTAACAGAAATTGTTCCACTTGTTGTGACAGGATTTGTGCCACCTAGCGTTAGTGTACTTGAAGATAGACCAATAGATGTTACGGTACCACTACCACCTCCACCACCAGTACTTGAAATCGTTATTGTGCCAACACCATAAGTGATTGTTGTATTTGCACCAGCAACAAATGTTTTATATTCGAGCGCGGTCCCTGCAGCATTAACACCAAGAACCTGATTTGGCCCACCTATTGTGCTTAGGCCTGTTCCACCATTTGTTGTGGGTAGCACACCAACAGCTGTATTTAAATACGCTATCGAAGATGCAACTTTAGTTAATACAATACCTTGGGCCATGGAGACACTGTCCTTTTTGGGGTCAGAACGAGAATAATACTGACAATTTATTTATGGCTGTGGTTTTTGTTGTCGCCGAAAAAATTCTTTCTTCAACAACACTTTAATCTCTATAAATACAATCACAACGTCAACCTTGTGGAACCTATTCAATGATTATTAGCTCATTTTTCACTCTAAATGCTGTTCCTGCAGTTGGTTTATCACCACTGCCAACTCTATTAATTTGGTCTGTAACTGGAAGCTCCGAAACATTGGTTGTCCCTTCAGCTTCAATGAACGAAGTTGGTGATGGATTCTATCAATATGAATTTGCAGGATACGTAGATGGAACACAGTACGTATTCCGTGTTGATGGTGGACCAACGTATGCAGGTGATAATCCTGAACGTTATCAAGCAGGTTCAATTGAAGTTGCAACTCTAACTGATGCACAAGTTGCTGATATTTCAGCTAGTGTTTGGAATTCTGTAAGTGCAGATTTCCTTGGAGCTGGTAGTATTGGTTACGTCGTTGCTCAAACAAATGCAAATACTTTGGCAATTGCAGACAACCTATTTTTAAGTTCGGGTAGCGTTCTTGATCTTCTTGAATTGCTTGTTTCATACGATGCTAACAGAACTAAGATTGATCCTGTTGCATGTACCCTTACAATATATGAAACTGATTGCGTCACACCATTGCGTGTATTCCAACTATTGGATACAACAGGTGCTCCAAGCATTTCACAGGTTGCAGAACGCAAACCAATCAGCGCAAACGATGGTCAACCAGTCTGTCCATAAGGAGTTCTTATGGGAGGTCTCGGCACAGCAGCAACTACATTAATTACAACAAGAGGTCTATTCATTGATGATGGAATAACCAGTGCACTTGACTTTGGTGCTGGTATTACTCCATGGTTTCGTTTATACATTACAGCGTATCCACCTCCTCCTGCATCTCATTATGTTGCTGCAGCAGGTTCTCGTCCGTATGCGCCAGGTGAAATTGCACAATTGTATCAACCAATTGATCCAGCAACTGGTCTCCGTGTAGATGCAAAACCACTTGAAGAACAACCATTCTATGTTCCTCTTGATAAGGAAGCAGAATTCTTAAGTAAAAATAGGGTTGTTACAATTAACCTCAATTTTGCTGGTAAGCATTTAGAGAAAATCTATACAGTAACCGAACATCGTGCTACAAAGATAATAGAGGTCATAAATGTTGTTAATGCTACAAAGAAGCGTGTTAATGTGGTTGCATCAGGTCTTAAACGCGTAACAACAGAAGCGGTTGCTAAGATCAGAAATTTGAGACTTCGTAGCAAATACGATAAATAATTGGTTAATTTAGGGAATTAAATATGGCTAACGAAATCGTATCAATTAATAATAACAAAGAGAATATTCTTGAATTCGATCTTTCGGTCGAAGGTATTCCTTCAAAAGATATTAACGCAAAACTTGTCATCCATGCAAATGAAATGGAACTTGGCTTCCAGTGTATTAAGAAAGAAGGCGACAAATGGACTGTTACGCTTCCAGCACTTCCAATTCTTGAACGCACAGCATATCCTTTCCATTTTGACATTATTGCCGATGGTTATCATTTCGAACCAATGAAGGGAACAATTAATGTTGTTGGTTCACATGATCTTTACATTTCCCAGCCTAAGAATCCAAGTGTTACCTCATCTGTAACAGAAAAGAAAACAGAACCTAAGATTAAGAAAGAGGCTGTTGTTGTTCATAGAGTTGAACCAACAAAGCAACGTGAAAAACCAATTGAACAAATTGCACGTGAATTGATGGAAGCAAATGCTAATAAGAAATTTGCACCACCAAAGAAGGTTGAGGCTACTAAGCCCGTGGAACAAAAACCAGTAGCTAACGAATCAATCCTTCCTGTGATTGCAAAAGAAGAGAAGAAGACTGCATCAGGAGATGCAAAAACACTTAAGATTCTTGAAGAGGCGGGTATTCGTGTTAAACAAAAACCAAAGACTCGTTTTTCAATTAAGGATTAACGAACAACTTTTTCGTTTTTAAGTTCCTGCATCACACGCATTAGATGTTTACACAAGCCAGGCTTATGTTGTTGGTTTCTGTCAGCACGATCTGTTTTTGGTGTATATGGAGGTGGTGGGCTTCCATATAGACTCTGATCATTCTGATTCCATTTTGAAAATGTAAAATAGAAATCTAAACAAGTGCAACGAACTTCTGCATTGTTACGAGCAAGTTGGATTGGTACCATGTGTACTTCTTCTTTGTTTGGTCCCATAAAAGAAACGTTATCGGGACGATCTTGATCTTCAAATATTACATCATGAAACATGATTGTTGAATCGTACTGATGTTGGCCACTTTGAACTTTCGCTTCAACCTTTAGATCACCATTATCTCTTTGGCCACGCATAGGAATAAGTTGCATGCTCTTAACTTGAATTGGAGCAACAACATTCTGTCGTCTTTGTGATGGTGGTTGAAAACTTAACGTACTTTGATTAAGAGCAGCCAATGTAGTCTCTTCCAACTTCATTTGGCTTGCTATTCTTTCCCCACGAATAAACATCGGCTTTGTCATACCGATATTTATTACGCTAATGTATTGACCACCTCAATATGATCGAATTCACTGTAAAGAGGACACTGCAATGACATGTAGTGATTCTTTACTGCATCGTTAGGAACTTCCTTATCCTCACGAGTTTTCTGGCGCTTGTAAAGCGTTTCCAATTCAATAGGAAATACATACCCTATTACATTATAACCGTGCTTTCGTGCGTCCTCGATAAAAGGGCGGCGACGTTTACGTGACAAGTTTGTGTTGTCAACGTAAATTGTTTTGTTCGCCAAAACCTGTGTCTTGAACTCTTTCATATAGCGAGCATTGAAGTGTGGATCGTCCACAGACATCTGATATGCTTTTGCATAGTCTGGAGAGTACCACTCTAGGCGCAATGCATCCCAAGAGTAGTGGTGAATATTTGGATGTGTCTTCAACAACTTTTTGTACAATGATGACTTACCACAACCTGATGGACCGATTGCTAAGATCAAGGTTTTCTCGGAACGGATTACTGGATCAAGATGAACAGGAACATGCATCTTCATTTCAAATTCTTCAATCCAAGCATCAACCTTCGCAATCTTATCCTCGTGGTCATCAGCAATACGACCATGTGTATCAGCAGTCAAATGATTCTGAAATATTGGCGTCTGACCGAAGATCAGTGCAGCAGTTGTTGCAATGTTCTGGATCTTGTCAGCTGGCACTTCATAAGGCATGTGATGCTCGATTACGAACCCAACTTCGAACACGATCTCAAGGAACACTTCCTGTGCTTCGCGATCCAGAGGACCAATTCCCTCAACACCAAACAGCTTCTGCAAGCGTTCCACATTGCGGATTGCATAGTTTTCCCACAAACGAGCAGAAATAATTTCATGACCACCAAATGAATTGTAATGACCACGCTTCTCGTTGTACTTTTCAACGCGAGCGGAAGGTTTTCCGCTGTCGTGGAATGCACAGGCAACAGCACCAATCAGCGTTTCTATTGTCCAGTTCTTATCAGCATACGAGATGTATTCTGACACAACCATATTCGTGTGTATACCAACCGACTTTTCGCGATGCCAGGGACTTGCTTCCACAGTCTCATTCATTCGAGCGAACAACGGATCTTGTGTAAATTCGTTGTAATACCACGCAATAAATTTGTTTCGTAAGCTCATAAAATTCCATATTAATTTATGTGTTGATTATAGCATTATAATAGGGTAGAGTCAACATATAAACCGAGGATATTAACATGACATTTGAACAGTGGTGGAAAGAGTATCTTAAGGACAACTTGAGCTGCATGAATTATCGCAAGGATTTTAAGGCTGCTTGGGAGGCTGCAACCGAACAATGTGATATTCAATCCGAAAAGGATGCTGCGCCCCCGTTTTAAATGAACGGCATTGGTGCGTCATTTTCGCTATTTTCGTTGTATTCAACGTTTTCCATACCCCACTGTTTGAATCCAGTTGTTGAGTATAGTTTATCAAAGGCGTGCTGATCATATGTTGCAATTTCTTCAATTAAACGAAGTGTTGTGAGTGTAGCAGCGATACTATCGGATGTACTTCCAGGTAAGTGATCATATGATTGTTTCTGTCTAACGAAGGTCTTTAGTTCTGCCAAAAGAATTGGTGAGCTAATTTGAATATTTCCCTTCTCAAACATTTCCTTGAAGTTAACACAAGCCTTCATCTTACTTCTGGCTGTTGTAAAGAATCCACGTTTGTTCTTTCCCTCTTCTGAAACGAATTCAGAATTTGTTGGTGCGTTTTCATCAGCTTCGAACAACGAGATGATACCTTCGCCTACACCATTGTTTTCAACTGAGAAGTAAACCATCGTTCCTTTACTTTCAAGATAGATAAGAATGTTCTTTAATGTTTTGTAACTTTCATTCGGAGACATTGTGTTTGAACGATACTCAGCAACTTGTTTCATTGTTGGGAACTCATATACTGTAATGACAGTATAATCTTTTCCAGTACCTGTTGCAGGATCAACTCCAACAAGATAAGTTCCACCAATCTTAATATCGTACCAGAAAACTGTATCCTGAATAACAAATCTTGGTTTCATCTTGTTTACCGTTTTTGTTACTTCTGCAAGAATAATTGAACTGATAAGCAATGCTTCTGATGATAAGAAGTCGCATTCATATTCCTGCTTCCACTTCTGTTCGCCGATACGACCAATTGTTTCTTCCTTGAACTTACCATCTCTTCCGGGTGGTTCGTCCCACTTAACTTCAATAGGATAGAATCCGTTTGTTCCAACTGATTCAGAATCAGCTCTAATCTGAGAACCTCTCCAAATCTGAGCGAAGATATCTATATCACCGTTAGGTGTAGATGTCATAATACAAGCACCACCAGTAGACAAAGTAGGTTCAATAGATGTCCAGAATTCTTCCTGGATACCTTTTGCTACGTGGGCAAATTCGTCCAAGTACAATAAGGAAATTGACAAACCTCTGCCTGAACTTTCGGATGTTGCTTCAGAAATGATACGAGTACCATTATCAAAGCCAACACTATGTTTATTCCATCCATCGTCCTTAATACCAGGCTTCAACCACATTGGAAGATTTTCATATCCAAGACGGATACGATGAATCATTTCCATAGCATTGCTGTTTTTGTTTGATGCAATAAGAACTGTTTTGTCTCTGTGGAATGTTGCATACCACAAAAGGTAGGCACCTGATGTAACTGACTTGCCAGTCTGACGAGCGGAAAGAACAACCGTGAATCTATTGTTCTGATAACCTCGCAACATTCTCTCTTGATATGGACGTAGTTTGAATGGAACAATACCACGAGTAGGATGTTGAATCTTTACGTACTTGCTAATGAAATAAACAGGATCTTTCCTACACTTAGCCAGTTCTACTAACTGGTCATATGTGTATTCGTGTTGTACGTTTGGTCCTTTTAGGTTGGGATTTTTTATGCGAGGGATTTTTGCCATTCCTCCATAAATTTACAACGCTTATCAGAGTTTTCTTTTTTACAATGTGAACATACCTTATTCATATGGGTATTTAGGGCTAAATTTTAAGGGGTTCCTATTTAGGGGGCAAATCTCACTTTAACAGCAGCTCTAACAGATCCTGGCTGACTTCTTCCATACGTATCAGTTTTTGCTTTCAAAATAGTTGGGAATGGTTGAGCTTGTATCTGTGGAATTTTTGGACCAGCAACATAATGATAGCTTACCTGTCCTGCTGCATTTACAATAGCAAGATAGTTATCATTCTTTGCTGCGTAACGTTGGTGTAAAATGTCTCTTAGTTTTGCAAGAACAGATGGACTTGAAATCCACCACGCTGGTACCTTGCCACTATTTGGTGCTGCACCACGATCACCAGCAAATCCAATACTTTTATCTTTTTCTCTTTCTTGATCTATTAAGTCAGCAAATGATAATCCACTTTTATTAACTAAAACTCTTTTTGCAATCCAATCAAGAATTTCATTTCTGTCACCACGACGAACTGTTGTATCAAATACTGTTACCATTGCTTTAACAGACTTGGCTTCAATCTTTACAGAGACGCCATCCCCCGTTTGCATAATAATATCAGTTTTCTGGCTACTTGTTGGAGCCATGTAAGTACATTTTGAATGAGGGAGCCTTCTTTTGAAGTCTGCAACGACAGCAAGTTGTGCTTGGTGTCCTAACGATACTCTTTCCTGTTCTTCTTCGGAGAGAGGTTCGAAATAAAATGGATCTTTATAATCAAACAGCCTCATCTTCCTCTCCCAACATATCTTCCAATCTCTTAAGAATTTCTGATTGAGAGCCAACAATTAAATTATTATTAACTGTTTTTGGACCAGTGTTTTTCATTAGGTCGGTTGTAAGCTTATCTTTATGAGCCTTTAGTGTTGATTTTGAACGTGCAGCTTCAAGTGCTGTATTTAAGAACTGAACGGCAACTTCACCGGCACGAGCCTTAAACTTTCCTTCAACTAATTCTGCTTCTTGAAATTGGCTTTCAAATGCACCCATGGCTGCATCGTATATCTCGTTGAACTGTCCTTCTACTTCTACATCTTTTTCGTCATACTGTTCAGCCACTTTAAATTCAGTATTTCTTACTATTTGTGGCATCATTGTTGTTCCTTCTTCAATATCGAATACGTCTTCGAGTGGGTGGTCTATAGTCTTTACTACTTCTTGGCGTGTTACTTTGTTTGTCATCGGAATTGTGTGTTCTCGTTAATGAGCCTAAACTTCATATTGTATTTATTACAAAATTCAGTGGCTGCCTTCCATTTAGCGATATTGATTGCATATGTGATACTTTCATATAGCTGTTGTTTAGGCTTTTTTCCAACAGGATTTGGTTGACGCATTTGTGTTGAAGGTTTAATTTCAATGACTTCCTGTATGATTTCTCCATTTCTATCTACATATTCAAACCAGAAATCTGGGTAATATTTGTGTGTCTTTTTATCTGTTGGTTTAATATATGGAATAGAGAATGGCTCCGAAGACCAACGAAGTACTCTCGTATTACCATCAAGAAATTTACAGAAGTCGTGCTCCCACGAGGAGCGAAAAATGATCTGTTCTTTGTTTCTTCCAGGAACATATTTTTTTGGATTTCGAGGTTTGAAGAAACCTTTACTAAAACCTTGTCCCATAATTATGATCCTGAATCATCAACCGCATTACTTACAGGTGTTTGTGTAGTACTTGTATTTTGTGCATTCCAAAGTTGTTGACGTCTCTGTTGTTCAAGTCCTGCAATTGCTGCAGGATCTGGTAAATCAGGAAGGGCAGCATTGCGTAATGCTGCCTCTTGAGCATCAATGTTTTGATTGATTGCAGCAACTTGTGTACTATATGCTGTTTGAACATTAGTCAAGTTAGCTGACGTATCAGCACTTGTTGGTGTTGTACCGGTTATTGGATCAGGTGTTGTTGTTGCTGTTAGTGGTGATGTTGTTTGCATACCTACTGGATTTACAGCAGAGTTAGATACTGTCTGAACTGATTGTGGAGTACCTGGACCGCCTGTATTGTTTGGAATTGTTCCTGTACCTCCACCACCAACCGATGGTGCCATGTTTCCAATCGTTGTTAGGCTGCTTCCACTTGCAGTTGTTCCTGAAGATACTGGTGTAGTTACAAGTATATTTGAAGAATTTGCAATTGTATCCTGACCATAAGGTACACCAAAGCCATCTTTTGGATTTCCATCGTTGATACTGGTATTTGGGTTGACACCAAGTGGATACAAACCATCGTCTGTTTGCTGATATAAGTTGTAGTTGAGTGTATTGTCTTGGAGCATTCTGTAACCGGGAATGATGTACAAACTATCATATGAGAAGTTTAGTGTGACTTCTGTACCTTCAGAGACTGCCATGTCTAATTCATCAAGTTCCATCTTTAAGATTTTTGGATTATAAAAATGCATTACATTCATCATTCGACCTTGGCGATAGACATGAAAAATTGTAATTCGACGAAGAATATTTCTTGTTGATGGATTGTATCCATAAGGACCTAGTGAAGCAGCATAATCTTGGCCAACTGTTTGTGACCATCCAGCTGAAATTTTTGTATTCCCATTTGTGAATCCCATACCACCACCTGCAATATCATAGGCATCAAGTGGATCTAAACTGGTTGTTGCAATATCAACGTTTGCAATTGGACTGATTAACTTTAAGTATGTTGTGTATAGCTGAAATGCATTATTATGATCATCATCATAAAATTTCATTGTGATTGGTTCGTATACAACTTTTGTTGGTACCTTTGTACGGAAATTATACATGTTAATATCTTCATAATTAAAATCTACTGCTGGACGTGTTGAAGATTTAATAACGAATGCTGGATCAATACCACCATTTTTTGAGAGAACTTCTGATTGAAATTCTGGATCAAATTCAAACTGAACAACAAACAAAAACTTATACTTTGGTGCAAGAGCAATTAGATCCATTGCATATGGACTTGCACCACATGCTTGACCAAATTGGGAATTTTGTGGAGCTGGTTGTGGTGTAAAAATTGTTGATAGTAATTGTGTTGCATTTTGAAGAGATGAAAATGCTGGTGTGATACTTGTTGAAGTAAATGCACCCTGTGAAACACTATTGTATACTTGTGATGCTGTAGTTTGAGCAGCAGCAACAATTGTTGGGTTTACAGTTGAAGCCGTTTGAAGTTGATTTGGATCAATTCCTACTGTTGTTAAAACATAACCTTGACCATTGCCAATAGATGTAGCTGGGAGGGCACTTTGGCCATTCAAACGAACGTTATTAGAAACTGTTACAAGTGCTGACAATCCAGCAGCAACAGGACCACCTGCACCAGCATTAATATTTTGAAATGCACCAACAGCAGCTGAGGTAATATTTGCTAATGCTGCTAAGTTTCCCAAAACACCTTGTTGGGCTGTTTGTTGTACAGTTGTACAACTATCAACAGGCGAATAACTAGGATTGCCATTGAATAGCGCACTTGCTAAATTAACTAAACTGAGTCTTGGGTCGGTTGCCATTCCACTATCCTTCTGATGTAATTCTATTTATGAAGAAAATAGGGACAAAAAAAAGAGGAGCTTTTTAAGACTCCTCTAAATTTGCCTATTGGTAAGACCGACCTGCGAAGTACTATTATGATGTTGGGTTGTTTACTGAACCTGGAGCAAGACGACCTGCACCACCCAATGCTGAACCTGGACCACCTGTGTATGTACCAATAACTTGGAATGCTGTATCAAAGCGCATACTGATTGAAATCTTTGTAGCTTCTGATGCAGAATAATCCATATTATCGTATGCGACATTCTGTAACCAACAACCTTCAAATGTCCATGTTTCAAGAACTGTTTCGTTACCATCTAGCATATCAAGATATGTTGCAAACTTGTACAATGAACCTTCAGCTGCTGTTGCTAACCATGGACCACCAGTACCAACCAACAATTGTTGTGATTGTAACTGATTTGTAATAACAGCTGATGCTGTGCTTGTAATATCATCTTCAACAACAAACTTACATGGTTCCCATGAATGTTTTGCGGCAATCCAAGCTTTGGAGTTATAACGGTTTAGTGTTACTTCATCAAAGTTTACTGTTGGACGATCGAATGTTACAACCTGCATGCTCAATGGTTGTGCATCGCTATTTGGACCAGCACTACCCATGCCAGCGAATGTTGCACGCCAACGATTCTTTAGCTTTGGTTGTAGAATACCTGTACCAACGCCAGGAATACCGAAATCATTAATATTTGCCATGTTGTTCCGTCCTTATCAATACTATCTATTTATTCAATTATGCTGAAGGAGTTGCACCACCAGTATTCAATGTTGCACCTGTTGCAACGATTGTGATTGGGATGTAAATGAATTCAGCTGTAATTGTTGGTTGTAACGCTACGTCAATAATCAACGAATTTGATTGAACAACTGCAGGTGTGTTATTTGAACTATCACAAACGGATGCAAAGTCATACAAACCACGAAGTGTAATCAAATTACCAAGGAAACTATCGACATATGTCTTCAAGTTGTTCTGTGTTAATGAATCGTTTGGCTCGAATACGAATGCAAGTGCACCAATTGATAGCGAACGAGCAATGTACTTAACAAGACGTGAAACGTTAACACGATCAAGTGAGGATGCAGTTGTACCTACAGAATTTTTCTGTCCCCAAACCACGAAACCACTTCCTGGGAAGTAAGCCAATGGGTTGATTGTTCCAGATGCTGTGTATGCATACAATATATCACGTTGACCCTGATTTGGGTGAAGTGATACGAATGTTGTTGCAGTACCTGGCGTACCTGTGTAGTAACCAATATCTGTAATACCTGTGATAATACCACGAGTAAGACCTGCTGGAGCAAACCACTCATACGAAACATTGTCGCTGTATGCCATCGTTGTCAATGCTTGAGCACTTGATGGAACCATGATTGTTGCACCATCAAGATTTGTTGTCAAGATGTGTGGGTAGTAGTAGCAAATATTACCAGCGATGTCAATAACACGTGCTGTGCTTGCTGCCCATACTTGGATACTTGTTGAAGTACCACTCATGTCCGCATTCATTGGTGTGTCACCGATGACTTGAACTTGTGATTGTAATGGTCCAATGCAAAGAGCATCTAATGCTGCTGAACA